CTCGGCATTGAGCCATGTTTCATTGCGCATCAGCTCTAGCGCTTCGTCTTTTGATAAATTGGAATGCTCGGCATAAATGTCTGCCGCTTGGTTGGAAAACTGTTCAAGCTGCTCAGCCGCTTTGCGAAGGTCGTCAGAATTTCCGCGAACCTCGTTCATGGCTAAATGCAAAAACTGGAAAGCATTGCGCGGCATACGCACTTCGTCACCGGCTAAAGCAATAACTGTAGCCATGGACAACGCCATACCATCGATAGTGACAATCACTTTGCGATCACTTTGCTTGAGTGCGTTATAAATGGCGAGGCCGTCTAAAATGTTGCCGCCTTCACTGTGGATGCGCACATGCAGATCACCCACTGGTTTGGCCTGCTCCAATTGCGCGACTACGCTCATGGCGTCGTTTCCATCCCACCAATCACCAATGATGCCGTACAGCATCAGTTCGCCTTGTGAATTGATGTAATTGGTCGCGGCCTTCGCTGCTTCGCCAATGGACATAATGGCGGTGGCAATGGCCAAACTAATCGTCGTTCTTTTCATCATCGTCTTCCATTTCCGGTGTGGTTGGGTTGGTATTGCCAGCACCGGAAACTCGGCGTGGGTCTGAATCTAAAATCAATTTGTGGGCGTCAATCATGTCGTTCCACTCAGCGTATTGCTTAGCAATCAGATCAGGGTTATCTCCCTGTTCCAGCAGTGCCCGTTGTGGTGGTTTAAGACCAGCTCGAATCGCTTTAACTAGTGGCGGGATTTCTTTTTGTGGGTCGAACATATCGCGCCGTGGTGATATCCAATGACACTCAAGATCACGAACCGGGCGGCCAATGAGTTCCAATGATTCCTGCAGCCACTCCCAAATTCGATCCAACATCATTGGGATAATGATGCGACTGCGATCATTGGTAATGCGGCGGTGCATATCCAGCCAGCCCATTCGACCACTGGTGAAATTTACCTGCTTTAAATCACCCACCAATGCCTGGTAGGTAATGCCCCATTCAGCGGCAATGTGGTGAAGTTCTTCGGTCACAAAGTCATGCTGGCCGCTGATACCCGGTGGTTGGTTAAACGCCATACCTTGGCCTTGACCAAGGCGCACCAACAAACCCGGCTCCATTCGTTCTGGCAACGGATCACCCTGATCAGAATTTCCGATACCGTTGCCGGTCTGAGTTACTGCGCCCACCAAACAGGCAGAAACTTTCATCTGCTCTAAGCGAGCATCTTGAAACTCTTCAAGGTTTTTAATTTTGGTGAAACTGGCCAAACCTTTTGGCAAACCGCGAATCTGACCGGGGCGTTCACAGTCGAACATATGAATGACGTTCTTGGCGTCATGGCGGCGAGACTTAAACGAGAAGCGTCTTAGTACACCCGCATCCGATGGGTTTTCATCAAACAGCCAGTAACCAACGGCTTTGCCATCATCATCAAATTCAACGCCTTGAATAATCTGATTGCCGTTGTCTGGATTGGTGCCTTCGCGGTTGTGATCGAGGTAATCCCCTTCCAACATTTTTAGCTGGAGCGGAATACCCGATTTAGGCTCAACGGTACGCTGGCGAACGATTAACATCTCGCCGCTGCTCACCGTGGTTTTCCAACCAAGGTGCTGCAGCCCAAACAGATTATTCAAGCCAAACAAATCACAGCTTTGGCTATTGGCCCACTTATTCACCAGCTCTTGAATTTGACCGGCTTTTTTCTTTTTGTTTTTTGCAGTAGCGCGCAAGTCAGGACGGATGCCATCCGCAACCGTGTGATAGGTTTTTGCATCCACTGCTGATTTATAAATAGCGTTATTGCGATACATATCACGGGAATTTTTACGGGCCGTGATTAAGTTGGCACGACCAATACTGGCGGCACTGGCATCACCGTTGGCACGATACCCACGACGACCACTGCCTGTGGCATCGTAATGCATGTTCGTTTTCTTCAAACGAGTAAGCGCATCGCGGTTAATCTCACGGCGCAAAGCAGCCTCGGGACTAAAGAACCCGATCACGTTTTCAAAAAAGTTAGACACTAGCGATAGCCTTTAGCGAAGCTCGATGCGTAGGGTTGCGGTTTGGCGACGGGCTGGCCCAGTTCAGCACGTAATTCGTCACGAATAATTTGCATCTCAATTAATGAGCGGTACTTGGTCGTTACACCGTCATACGCCACTTCGGTCACGCCAGTATTAATAGCGGTTTCTAAAGCAGCTAACTGGGCGGCTTTGCTCATCGTTTTCTATCCCAATAACTGGATTTTTTACGCTCAGAAGATTGAGCAGGTTCGGGCTTCGGCGGTGAAGGCAATAGACCGTTAGTGAGATCCACACCCTTGTACTGTTCTGCAAAGGTTAATGCCGCCAGTGCATACCGGCGGCAATCCCACGACTCGTTTCGTGCGCCGGATGGGCAAACCCAAACACGCTGATCGATGCCTTTCACATTTTTCAGGATCTTTTCTTCCGCGCACATCATCTCGAAGTAGCGGAAGTCATGACCTGTGAAATGTGCGTCATCGGCTGTACTAATAGGCCAGTGACATACCGGGGCCGGGTCTAAAATATTAAATTGCTTTTCAACCGCATCGCCTAACGATGTGGTACCCAGCATAAACAGATAGCACCCGTATTCTTGTGGCTTGGTCGCATTTGATAGCTTGATGTAGCTATGCCCGTAAACGTGATCGCCCTTACAGGGTATCCACCATTGTGGGTCAATGCGCGCTGCCATTTTCAGCATGTCGTCATAGTAGGAACCGTTCACATCGTGAAAGACCACATTGACTTGTAGCTGTGCCCCGTCCAATCGTTTGAATGATCGACGCAGGTTTTGAATCAATATCTGCTGGATTTCCAGCTCGGTTGGATTACCCAGAACCTCTTTGTATTCAACCGACCAGTTTTCTTTGCCAACACCCCAAGCCACAATCTCATAAGCGAATCGATTGTCCTGGGTATCGACGCCAGCGGTTAAGTACAGCGCCTCATTAGGTAGAACGATTTCACCCAGTTCATTTTTCGGATAATACTCACGGCGCCTAAATAACTGGTTGGCATCCAGTTTGGATTTAACGCCGTTGTACCAGTACTCACCTTGGGTGGTGTTCCTGAATACCTGCAGGGCTTGTTTATCGTCTTTGGCTTCTAACCATTCTGTGACGATGGTTGACCAATGAGACGTGGGCGAATAAGCCGCCCAAACAATGAAGCAAACCGAGCGTGGGGTTTTCTTTTCCGCTCTGGTTTTTATGGAGTAAAAGTAGAGACCATCCTTGGTCTCAATATCTTCTTCCGTGTCTCTCCAAACGCAGTGCTCCGCTGCGTCCAGAAACTGGTTGTAATCAAATTCGTCTTGGCAAGACTCGCATTTGTAGCGAACACTGTCTGGGTCGTCTTTATCCCAGCGGAAGCCAAACGGCTTGCGACCATCGCCAAATTTTAGAAACTGGTAATCGCCACAACATGGACAAGGCACGTAACAGCGCAACCGACACGCTGCCGCATTCTCACGTTTTTGAATGTGGCTAAAGCCATCAACTGTGGGCGTGGTGCCGAATATCGCTTTAGGGAAACTGGATCCCACTAAGCGCTTCAACATCAACAGCAGAGGGTTACCCTCTTTTGCTGATTTGCCTTGTACGTTCTGCACAAAGCCATCGATCTCATCACCGATCACCACGTCTTTCGACAAGGCCCGATAACCACCGGCTGCATGTCCACCACGAATGTGGATGCTGCAACCAGTTAGGTGTTTTTCGTCCTGCTTGTTCTTTTCTGACTTTTTCCCAAGGTCTGGGAAAATATCGGCAATGGGCTTGCAATCACGAAGTGCCGGATCAAGCTCAAGGTTTACAAACTCAGCGGCGGCGGAATCATCTTCCCGC